CAATTGGTCAATGTCACTTGCTCCGCTTAAAGCCATGCCAAGGTCAATGATTGCGCCGCCAATTCTTTCCTGTGCGTTACCTGCCGCTTCTGTAAGGATTTGCAACTTGCCAGCGTAAGTGTCTAAGTAGGCTGCGTTAGCCCCAGAGAACTGCGCATTCAGGCGCTCTTGTACTGTTGTGAAACTGGCGGTCTTAAGTTCTGCCTGTGTAAGTCCTAGGTTGTACTTGCGAAGGCTTCGTGTGTTGCCAACGTAGGCATTTGAGATGTCCTGCGTAACTCCTATAAGGTCGATGCCGCTACCAGCAGACACGTCCAAGCTAAGGTTCAATAACTCCAAGCTCTTGCTTACTGATCCTGTGGTGGTCAATAATGACTGGAAGGCTTGCGCCAAAGGTTCTCCAGCAATACCAGTTGCGGCTGAAATCTTATCTAGGCTACTTTGAATATCTGCTTGCGCAAAAGACAAACCTAAGTTCTTTACCGAGATGGCTAGCCTAGTATTAGCCTTTTCAGCTTCAACAAATGCTTGAACTGACTTTCTACCAAACTGAACAAAAGCTGCTGCGCTAAGGGTTACTCCTAGAGTTCTGCCAAGGCTCTTGACTGTTTTCTCAAAGCTCTTGACTGACTTGTCTGCTTTGTTGATGCCAGTCGCATCCATGGTAGTAGCAATGCGGATTGCTAGGTCTGTCATTGACATCTGTTACCCCTTTGACCTGTAATCGACTTCGCCTCTAGCATTGACCTTTGTAACAACTTTCATGTTGGCAGCTTGGATTGCCTTAACAACTGCTGCCGTAGTCTTGCCTTGATCGTTAGCCCACGCTCTAAAAATTAAGCGACCCTTGGTCTTGCGAGTTCTACGTCCTGCGCTGTTTGATTGCTGTGAATCAACTAATGGTGGTAATGCGCCAATGAACTGTTTACCAGCATTAGGGTTGGCTGATTTATTAACACCCTTGCCAGACTCCCAAACTTGTCCAACTTCGCCTTTACCAAACGCCCCGCCTGTCCAACCTGCAACACGGCGGGCTGGTGGGTTACCTTGAGAGTTTAAGCGACCTGCTGTCTCATAGATAGCACCTGCCGCAGACTTATTGTAAATACTTGCAAGGCTTCTAAAGCCTCGCTTATTAGGCTTGCTGGGTGTTGTTGAATAACCTATGCCGCTCTTTACATTGCTAGCATTGTAAGCTCGATACTCCCAGACTCCTACTGCCTTAGCCCAGCCAGATAAAGGCGATGTGCTAGGAACGTAACCACGGGCTTCGCTTGTAACCTTGCGAAGATGTCCAGCAATTTCTTTCTGGGTTTCTTTCGCTAATTCAGGAGTGTATTCCTTCATGGCTTTACGAAGTGCTACGGCGTTTTCCAGTTCTACTGGCATCGCTACGCTCCTTCGCTAAATCGTTTAATACCTGTATATGAGCCTTGAAAGCCATCGGAGGAAGTTCCACGATGGTTTGGAAAGGAACTCCAAACTCATAACTCAATCGAGTCGCGAGATAGGTGATGGAGTTCTTTTCCAGCCTTAGTCCAAAGGGTCAGATTCTAAGACCTCAACTGACTTGAGAATCTCAAGGAACTGTTCCCCGAAAGGCTTGACTGTTTCACCCGAACGTCTAATTGCTTCCCAGCAGAGCCAGTACACGTCTGACTGCTTCTGATCTTCAATCAAGGCTTTGTGAAAGCCTTTCTTAGCATATTGCTCAAAGCTGTACTCTAGGAGCGGAGTAATCTCATACTCGTTTACCTGTCCGTCAGCCCTTGTTACTTTGAGTTTTGCCATAGCCCTTATCTCCTTCTTACGCTGTAGTTACTGCAATAGTACCATTCACGTTCCAAGTTACGGACTGTGTTGAAAGGTCTCCAACTGCGCCGTTAATTGGTGTGGTGTTGTTTACTAGGCATGACATGGTGTAAAGCGGGTTAGTTGCAGATACAGCAGAAGAAGTCTGCTTGACTGTAACTGTGGTGCTAGTTCCCCATACTGCCTGCAATGTCTGAAGTGTCTTAGATGTTGCTTCATCGTTGAAGAAGTCAATTGTGATAGATGATGCTTCAAGACCCTTGACGAACTTATGTCCTGAATCGCCCATTGCTGTCACTTCGAGTTCATCGAATGATCGGTTGATTGTTACTGCTGAAACTAGGTTTGAGAGGTCTACCGCGTTTACAGTAAGAACCACTCCGTTGCTTAGATATACTGACACGGCTTATTCCTCATCTTTCTTAGTTGATTTTGTTTCTGGCTTAGAAGCAACCTGACCGATTTTAATCAGGAAGGCTTCGTTCTCTTTTTCCCATTGTGCTAAATCGGTCATGATTTAACTCCATTCCGTTAAGGTGCTGATTGCAATATCGCAAGCCAGCAAGTCTCCTGTTGGCAGGTTCAGCACTTTAGGGCTGGACACGCTGCCTACATTGAACACGATTGTTGAGGCATCCAAGAGCTGAAAGACTCGAACCACATCATCTTCAATTCCTGCAAGGTTTCCTTGATTGTCCAGTAATGGCACAAGGATGGTAATAGTAAAGTTGGCTAATGGCGCTACTGATGTGCGGTCGTTGTTTGTAGGCGTGATGTATGGATCAGCAGGGCTAACGATGACGCTGTTAGCAATAGGCGTAGCAGGTGGGAACGAGAACACGCTCCACTTGGTATTGTCAGTAAGTGCCGAGGCTATAGAAGCTCGAAGGGTGGTTATCGCTGGCATCAGCCCACCATTGAGTTAGGGCTTAGGAATGGTGCTAGTAAGCCACGAACGCGAGCCATGAGCTGATTAGACATGGTGTAAGGGCTTGGTGCGTAGCCGTCAATGCTTACGCCTTGACCTGTTGGCGCTTGACGCGCTTGCCAGATAGCAACGCTGATCATAAGACTAGCTTCTTGTACTGCTGGCTTGCTTGAATAATCTGTGTAAGTAGTTGCCGCTACCTGACCATAAGGGTAAATAGGGTGAAAAGTCTTAACGACATTAGCCGCATGGGTTGTTGTAATGTCAATGCTTTTTCCATTGACTGCATTGACTGTCTTTGAGCCGTTAAAAGCTGATCCACAACCTGTGACTGTAATTGTCTGCCCGACATAAAAAACGTCCTCAACGTAATCGTTGAAGTATAAGACCCCTGCTGTGCCGTTGTTAGAGTGACCTGTTGCTGGAAGTACGTTTGTCCATAGAAAAGGCAACAAGACATCATCAGAGGCATCGCAGACTGACTGCAATACGGCATCAGTATAGAGAGTTCCAATACCGAGGGCGGTACGAAGCTCTGCGACTGTTGTGATGCTCATTGTTATCCTTTCTAAAGACTCAAGGGGACTGCAAGGGCTCTGGCAGCCCCCTTGAGCGACTTAGGGTGTTATCAGGTTAGGTTAAACCAGTTTGCGCCAGCCGCTAACTTAGTGGCAAGTGCGCCCTGACCGAATAGTAGAATATCTACAGTTCCGTCAGAGTTAATGTTTGTACGAAGTTGCTGACGAGCGCCCTCATACCATGTGTAAGCATCTGGGTTAATTACAGCCATTGAGTAATCGGCTGTGCCAACTCCGCCAGAACCCTTCATGTAGCGAGATACGCGCAAGTCAAGTCCTGCTACGTTGCCGCGCAAACTTGTAGGTGATAGCGCTCCAGCATTATTTTGAGGATTTGCAGCAATGTAAATTGGGCGTCCTGCATCGTTGTACGACATAATGTTAGCCCATTGTTCTGGAGTAACAATCATGTTGCGCGCAAAGCCAAGTGATGCAGAATAAACTGCCGCTGCTGCGCTTGCAACATAACTTAGCAATCCTGTTGCTGAATTAGCTTGTGCTGTTGCGTTAAGTGTTCCTGCGCCCTGAATTGCTGTAGTTACAAACTCTTCTGTATCTTTAGCATAGGCATATTCCATTTGAACAAGCAGTTCATCAAGGAATGCAGGTGTTGAGTTTGTAAGAAGTTCGAGAGTGGTAATTGCGCGACCCTTGAATGACTTCTTTGTAACTGTAATAAATGATGCTTCAAGTTGTGACTCTGTTACTGCGCCATTCTCGTCAATCTGATCGACAAGAGGAACTTCAGTAATCTTTGGCAACTCGAATGTTTTTCCAAACTCTGGCATTGTGCCACGAGAGACCGAGTCAATCATCGGACGATCTGCGTTTGAAAGGAAGTTGAGGAGCTGTGTGCTCTGTGGTGTTGGGATAAATCCTGCACCTGTTGTCTGATCGTTGTCAGCAGCGCGTAGCCATTGACGTGATTCATCGTCACCAAAGACATTAGCCTTAAGTGTGTTTTCCAAGTAATTGCGCTTTGTAACTTCAATTCTTGGTGTTGTGTACATCATTGCCTGAACAGTAGGGCGAGCAGCTTCCACAGCCGCAGCTTCTACTGGTGTTGCTTCGACTGCTGGAGTGGTTGATTCTTCCACGGGGGCTGTCTCGCTTTCTGTAGTTGGAGTTTCAGCAGGGGTAACTTCCTCTGCTGCGATCTCTAGAACTTCCGCAGACTTAAACGCCGCTTCTGTGACTAGAGAAACTTCTTTTAACTTCGCCGCTGTTACGACTGTGTAGCCATCGCGTGATGGCTTAGATGAAATAATTTCTGCGCCGATTGACAAGCCAGACACAAGCCCTTCCTGTGCCATGACAAGCGCATCGTTGCCACCTGATGAACGTGACAACTTAAAGGTTGCATAAATGCCATCTTCGCGGACTTCTGCCGAAGTCATGCGACCAACTGGCTTCTTCATGTCGTGTTGTGACAGCAGCTTAATCTTTGTCGGATCAGCAATTTCGATAGAGCCAGCAGCAAATGTGTATGCGCCTAGATTGGTCTGTCCAATTTCACCAGTTCCCATTGGCACGATTTTGCCAGAGATTTCGCGGCGTTCTTCGCTGCACTCAATAGAGGCGGCTTCGATGTACAAGGTTTCCATTATATTGTCTCACTTCCGTTTGGAGTTAAATCTTCCATTTCCATCGCTTGTTCAGTTGTAATTAGTTGAAGTTCAAGCATCTTCTCAATTACAAGAAGTCGCTCCATTGGTTCTGTACGAAGGAATGAGTCATCAAGTGCAAACTTAACATAATGCCCTGCGGTTGAGATGTCATCCATAGATAAGCGAGATTCAATAGCAGAAATGTAAGGTTGGAAAGCCAAAGCAACTAACTGCTTTCTTTCATCTAAGATATTGGCGTAAGTCATAGATGTGTTCTGATCTGCTGACACATAGTAAGCAGGTATGCCGCAGAGGCGAGCAATTTCTGTCGCTAAGTTCTGAATAGCCTCGTTATACATCATGTCTTTAGGTGAGAACTGTGTGGACTGAAACTCTAGGGTGCTGGTGAGGTAAGCAGTAGAATTATTCTGACGGCTACGCTTCCAAGCTGCAAGCAATCCCGAAACTTCTGCTGGAGGAAGGTCAGCCCCTGTATTCCGTAATATGCCACTCGACATGGGAGTGGCTGACGCAATAGAGGCAGCCTTGTTAATGTCAATCGCTGACTGGATAGTACGAGAGCCAGCATTAAGTATGCCTTCGTTAAAGGCTTGGAACGTTACGAGTGATCCTAAACCTGACATTGGGCGAGGTGAGCCATCAACATAGTATTGAGTTACATATACGTTATGAACATCTAGGTCAAAGGTGACGCGTGTGTTAGATACCCACTCGAAAGAAGCGCCTCTTCCATCTTCCTGATAAACCTCAACAATTTCG